CTTACTTATATCAGAATCATCACCAAGCACGCCGCCCCACCCCAAGCTAAAGTACCCGAGCCAAGAAGGGAATATGAAAAGTACATCTAAGCCTAGCCGTAAGAAGCGGAAGGTTACAACTCCTAGCGGTGTAATCGTCCACCTTACCAAACAACAAAAGGAATACGCTGATACCAAACTAGCCAATCCAGACATGGCTTTAGTAGATGTGGCGCAAGAAGCTTACCCGGCCGCCTCCCCCCAAACGCTTAGACAATTAGTAAATGTAAACGAAAAGAATAAAGACATAGCTATCTATACTAGTGAACAGGTTTCAGCAGCTAAGTTAACAATAGTGGAGATTATGAACGATAAGTCGATTAAGGCGGATACTAGAGTAAAAGCAGCGGTTGATATTTTAGATAGAACAGAGGGAAAAGCCATACAGCGGACAATCAATCAAAACACCAACTTAAACGTTAACGTAGAAGCCTCCAAAGAGCTCAATAAATCCTTTGCTGATTTCCTTAAACAACAGACTCAACAGGGGTAGAAGCCCACACCCCACATTAGCGTATGACGCATTTTAAGCCGTTTTAAGCCGTTTAAATTTAAAAGATGACTTATGATACGTCTTATATATATGAATGACAGTCGCACAATACTCATTTTACGACGTACTCTATAAGAGGTAGCCAACCCCCAATACCTTATACACATACCAGTACACCATATGTAGTGTAGTTATTATTTTTATTTAATAAGCAGTCCCTTTAACAGATAGGCATAGCCGATAGGACCCCCGGTAGGGGTGGGGATGCCCCGAAAAAGGTACCATACAGTTATTATTTGCTAGTGACAATTTCTACCGAGGCTAAAATAAAGTAATGCTGTTATGTATTGTATTGTAATACAATGTAATGTAATATATGACAGTATGGGAATGAGAACAGTATATATCCGTAAAGATAATGAGGAGTTTTTTGACCAACTCCAAAATAAGGCACAGACGATTAATGCGATATTAGAGCAGCTTAAGAAAAAGAAATCTGGTGAAGTTACCTATACCGAGCCAGAAAACTACGCTTAGTGCTACACTTAAGATATGGAGACTCCCCCCAACGAGTTTGAACAGCAGCTGCTGGCTGATTTAGCACGTCTTGATGACGAAAAGTGGGATTTAATGGCCCAACTTCATCTAAACGAACTAGCTAGAACAGCTATATTGGAGGTCTTGCGTGGACAAAGACCTCCAGCTTGAAGCCTCCTCCGTCCTAGCCTGGGTTCTAATGAACGGCTTTGTAAACGAATACAACAAGCCTCTGGAGTTCATTAACCACCGTTTCTTTATTGATTATCTATCGGATGATGCCCAAGTCATCGTGAGCAAGAAAGCGGCTCAGGTGGGGGCGACGACTATGGAGTCCCTCCGCAACTTCCATACTGCCGCCTTCCAAAAACTGAACGTCATTCATACCCTCCAGACATCGGATGTTATTAAAGGCTTCGTGTTTCCTAAAGTAAATCCGATTATTAATTTAAACCCTGGAATCTCCCAATTACAAAAACAAGACTCCGAGAACCTTAAACAATTCAACGAGAACTTCATATTTTATCGGGGGGCTCAAAGTGAGTCCCAGGCCATTAACATTACGGCTGATGTGCTTTGTGTGGACGAGTACGATAGGTCCAACCAGAAGATTGTGGAAATGTACCAATCTCGTTTGGATGCTTCGCCTTATAAGCTTCGTAGGTACTTCTCTAACCCTAGTGCGATAGGCTTTGGGGTTGATGGGCTCTACCAAAAGAGTGACCAACGCCATTGGTTCGTTAAGTGCTCACATTGCAACCACCGCTCATACTTGGACTTTGAAGTATCTACCTCAGACGATAATCACCATATCGATATGGAAAAAGGTATCTACGCCTGTGGAAAATGTGGGCTGGAGATTACCGATAAAGAGAGGATTAACGGCGAGTGGGTGGCCAAGTATCCTGATAGGCCATGGCACGGCTATTGGTTCTCGCAAATGATGGTGCCCTTTCACTCGGCCCAAGATATTATTGAAAAACACCAGAGCAATTCCACAGAGTACTTTAACAACTTTGTTCTAGGCAAAGCCTACACCCCAGCTGATTTAATCGTTTCACGAGAGACTATCTTAAATGCCTGTGAGCCTAAACAAATCCCTAAACTGAACGTCGCCATAGGAGTTGACGTAGGTCATATTAAGCATGTGGTAGTAGGAAATCAGGAAGGCGTGTTTGATTTAATTAAGACCGAAAGCTGGGAGGCCGTCGAGAAAGTATTTTTAATGTACCCTAGAGCAATTATGGTAATTGACGCTATGCCGGACTTCACTATTCCTAAACAGCTCATGGAAAAATACAAAGGCCGGGTGTTCATCTGTTACTACAAGCAGGATACCCAAAACGCTGGCGCGGTCAGGTTTAAGGATGGGAAGGACTATGGGATTGTTCATGCCGACCGAACCAAAGTGTTTGACATGGTAGCCACGGAAATTAACAACAAGACCCTTAAATTCCGAATGGAACCTCATAACTTAGATGAATATATTGTCCACTGGGGTAATACTTTTCGGACAACGGAGATTGACACCAGGGGCTTTGAGCGGCCAATTTGGACCAAAGACCCCTCTAAACCTGAACACTTTTGCCACGCCACTATATATATGAGAATTGCCCTCTCCAAGCAGCTTGGTAGGGGCTTTAACATGGGTTTTGCGGAACCTAATTTGACAAAACATAAGCAACAAGCAGATTATGTAAATAGAGATGGCCAAATGACCTTTGACTTAAGTGAGCAAATTCAAGAAGCGATGGAACTATGAGCTGGCAGCGAGAGACTGACGAAGATTACCGGCAGACAATCACGGTATTTCTAGTCCGTGAAAATCGGCCTAAGTACTGGGAGTTTCGTTGTGTTTATTGCGGACATAGTGTGTGTGAACTTGATGGAAAATTGGTACATGTACGCGATGTTTCATTAGAAAAACCAGGCGCAAATGGCGTCCGGGTACGCTGCGTGGGGACTAAAGAAAAGTTCTGTCGCATGTGGTACGAGTTTGTGCTGAGTTGAAATTTTTATCTGTTTTATAGCTTTTCATAGTGCTTGTGTTGTACTATTAAGATAGATGAACCCGAACTCCCCCGATATCCCCAATTCTCAGTTTTTAGCGGAGCTTGACCCACAGTACCAGGCTAATAAGACAGTCCAATTATTCGACCTTAATTTAGACGATGAGCAAATCCTCCGGGTTACTGCCAACCAATTACAGGGCGATATAGACTTCTGGGAACAAGAGCCCTGGCTTTTAACCCGAACCGACAAAGAAAACATTGCTTACCTATTAGGTATCCAAAAAGACGCTAAGGTTACCAACCCTAACACCCAGACGCCTTACGTTGACAACCGTTTGTTTACGGGCGTGAGGGCTATTCAAGCTTACGTTACTGGCCAAACTGCTAAGCCAGAAATCATACCGTCTAAGGGTGGCGATAAAGAGAAGCATATTGCCCGCCAGCTAGAAATGGGGCTTTACCAACACGCCTTAGACCATGAAGTTAATCAGGTTATGCGCCTGGCACTTAAAAACCTTGTTACCCGTAAGCGCGGTTATATAAAACTGCGCTATGATGACGACTACGGCCCATTTGGGGATGTCTGTACGGAGAATGTTGACCCGGCGGACATCGTAATTGGTTGGGATAGTACTTACGGGGGCAACCCAACTAGAATATGGCACCGCCAGAAAGCTACAATTCAAGGTTTGTGTGACAAGTTTCCCGACCAAAAAGACGCTATTTACACCGCTTATGATATTAAAAGAGGCGTTTACTCGCAGACTTCTAAAGTTGTCCAGTACTGGGAGTGCTGGTTTACCTACTATGACCAGGATGGTGAGGAAGCTGAGGGATTAGCTTGGGTAATTACTGACAAGCGAGTAGTTCTAGGTAAGATGGAAAACCCCAACTGGCTTAGCAAGGACTCTAAAAAGCAGGAGCTTATCGCTAATATCACTGCTTACCCGATTAAACCATTTATTATTCTTAATTACTGGAACTCTGGTCGGTCTTATATAGACGAAACTTGCTTGCTTGACCAAGCCATCCCGATGCAAGACATCTTAAATAAGCGTGGACGGCAGATTGTTGAGAATGCCGACTATGCTAACCCCCGGATATTGGCTAACGGTTCGTTATGGGATGAGGGCGATGCTAAAAAGTTTGTTAATAAGAGCCCGAAGACTATCGGGCTACTTAATAATATGTCTCCAGAAGGCAATATTAACAACGCCGTAACTGTTATTCCCCCTACCAGTCTTCCGTCTTATGTTGTTGAGGATAAATTTGACGCTCGGAATGAAATTGATGCCATGATGGGTACTCCCACCCAATTTAGGGGCCAAAACGGCGATACTAAAAGTCCGACACTAGGACAAGACCTAATGGTTAAGAACCAAGCGGCAGCTTTACAGGATGACTTGGTAGGTGTAGTAATGCGTGCCTGGCGGACTTATTACATTTACCTATTGCAAATGATGAACGTCTACTTACCGGATGACTATTACGTGATGACTCAAGGTAAAGACGGCGAGTATACCCACATTATGCTTAATAACGATACTATTGATAGTAACGTCAGGGTGTCGGTTCGGGTAGATTCCACGCTGCCACTAGATAAAGAGTCTCAACGCGCCACCGCTATTCAATTAGCCCAAATGAATAAGATTGACCTTCTTTCACTTTACGAACTACTCGGTATGCCAGAACCAGAAACTATTGTGGAACGTACCCTCCGCGCCCAGCTTGACCCAATTACTTACATCCAGTCAGTATCACAGCAACTTATGTCTAACGAAGCAGAAATGGATATTCGTCTACTAATTGCCGGTAAGGTTCCAGAAGAACGTGATGACTACAATGAAGACTACCTCAATCACTTTAACCTTTACCTAACTAAAAATGAGTTCCATATGCTTACGCCGGACGTCCAGAACAGGATTAGTAGCTTTCTTAACTTGGTGGCTAACAAAGCGGCTACTAGTGAGGGTCTTAGAAGCTCTATGCTTGACCCAGCCGGTATTCTTGACCAGCCGCTTAACCCACCGATGCCGACTAAGCAAATCCGTTACATTGCTCAACTTGACCCGCAACAGACGGCTGAAACTCTGGGTATGCCACCTCCACAGGGCTCACAACCGGCTCCTAAAGGCCAACCCTCACCCCCCCGCATGGTTAACCCTTCACAGTTTGGTGTAAAATAAGTTAATTAACATAAGGAGAATTTCTATGGCAGACAAGGCTGATGAGAGTCCCGCTGAGGAAGTAGTCGAAAATCAAGAAGTCCAAGAAGAAACTGAGCAAGTGGCCGAATTAGACCAATTTATTGAGGTTGAAGGTGACTTGGTAGAAAATCCTGCAATAGAGGAAGAGACAGAAGATGAAGAAGTGGATAATGCCGGAGATACCGACGAAACAGCTGATGGAGGAGATAGCCAGGATGCTGGCGGTGGAGACGCGGTTAATGAGGTTGAGGCGG